AATAGCACAAATTTTAATAAATATTTATTTATAAGTGATAAATTATGAGTTTTACGAATACTTTGAGAAAAATGGTGGGCATTAAGCCTAAACTATCAGAAAAGGAGAAATTCCTAAATAAGATGAAAGGACTAGAGCATGTACCTAATAACCCAAGCCCAGAAGTAGAATCTGCTTATGTTGGTAGTAATGCTAAGTTCAAAGCTTATATTCCTTATTTTCTATATAAACCTCCATTTGGATATCCTAGACCTAGCTTAAAATACATGGAAGTTAAGAAGTTGGCAAACACACCATATATCTTTGGTGCTATTAAAGCTATAAGAGATAGGATTAAGTCTATGGACTGGGATATCGTCCCTAAAGACGGTGTTGAGCTAACCGATAGTCTTAAAGAAAAAGCTTTACATATTAAAGAATGGTTCAATAACCCTAATGGTAATTATGAGTCTTGGGTAGATATTCAAGATATGATAGTTAATGATATGCTTATTTATGATGCTGGTGTAGGTGTAAAAGTATTTAATGAACAAGGCCAGATGCAACAATTCTTTGCCCGAGCAGGAGCTACATTTTTAAAGAACCCAGACATTTATGGTTACTTAGGCAATAGAAAAGATATAGTAGATGTAGATAATAACTTAGTAGGTAGAAAAGTACAAAGTAATGACTCTACAGTTGCTAACCAATTCAAGCTTAAATACTCAGAAGAAGCTGCTTATTTTCAATATGGTTGGACTCCTGGTGTTATGCCTGTTCCTTTTGGTAAAAGAGAGATTGTTTATGTAAATATTAACCCACGAACAGACTCTGTATATGGTACTAGCCCTATAGGTATACTTAGAGAAATAATATTAACTCTAATATATGGTAGTAGATACCATTTAGACATGTATATTAATAGTAATATACCTCAAGGTATAATTGGTCTATTAGGTGCTAATAAAGAACAAATTAGGTCTTTTAGACAGAGAATGGATAGTAATATATTAGAAGAAGACGAGTTTGATAACTGGAGAAAGAAAAACTTCAAGATACCAATTGTTGGTGGTAAGGATATAGACAAAGTAACTTGGACACCTTGGCAAGTACCAAGTAAGGATATGAACATATTATCCCAACAACAATGGTTTCAAAAGATTGTTTGGCAATGTTATTCTGAAGATACAGAAATTTTAACAGAAAATGGTTGGAAATATTTTAAAGATTTAAACAAAAAGGAAAAAGTAGCTAGAATTAATCCTAATTCTTTAGAAATGGATTATGTACTTCCTATTAATTATCAAAAGTACAAACATAATAAAGAAATGATAGTGTTTAAAACAAGAAATATAGATTTAAAGGTAACCCCTACACACCGTGTATTATATACTACAACTCATCGCAGAAACCATAATCTACCTAATGTACAATGTAAAGCAGAAGAAATTTTTAATAAAGACATAGAAATGCTACAAGCTGCTAATTTTAAAGGTACAAAAATACCTATACAGTCTTTTGGGGACCTTAAATTCACTGGTGAACAATTTTGTAAATTTATGGGGTTTTGGTTGGGAGATGGCTGTGTGTATCATAATAGTAAAGACAACAGAATAGTTTTAAGTATTTGTAAGGATTGTTACCCTGAAGTATATAAAAAGATTACTACTTTATTAAAAGAAATAAATATAGATTATAGTGAAAGAATTACACCCCCTAGAAATAAACCTAGAAAGACACACAAACATATTATAGGTAAAAACAATATGCATGATTTAAGATTTTCAAATAAAGCTCTGAAAGAATATTTATTACAATTTGGTTATGCTAAAGATAAATATGTGCCACAAATAATAAAAAATTCAACTTCAAAAGAAGTGGCTTGTTTTTTAGATTATTATGAGTTAGCAGACGGTTCGAAAGAAAAATATGGCCAAAACAGACGTTTCTTTAGTATGAGTAAACAATTAATAGATGATGTTCAAGAAATTTTATTTAAACAAGGGATAGCTAGTAATGTTACTAAAAATAACGGTGGTTATAATTTAACTGAAAGAAAATCAAAAACCAATAAATTTGATAAAAAGAATTATAGTTTAATAAGAAAAAATAATATTAAAAAAGAAAATTATAATGGTTTTGTTTACGATGTTACTTTACCAAAGTATCATTATTTAGTAGTAAGGAGAAATGGAAGAGTGTGTATCAGTGGAAATTGCCTAGGTGTAAACTCTAACGAAATGGGGGTAACTGAGTCGGTTAATAAAATGACCGCTGAGAACCAGTCCGAGATACTTAACAAAAGAGCATTAAAACCTATACTTATGAAACTTCAATATGCTTGGAACAACCAAATTATGCCTGAGCTTGATGATACTGGCGATTTAATGTTCAAGTATAATGACTATGATATTAAAGAAGACCACGAAAAAGCTGAGTTGTATGAGAAGAAGCTTAACTATATGACTGTAAACGAAATTAGAGAACTTGAAGACTTAGAACCTATTGAAGGTGGTGATAAGTTAAGTGGTTCTAACCCATTTGGTGGTGGTTTTGATAACTATAGTCAAGAACATGATGAAGACAGTTATTTTAATAAAGATGAAGATGAAGAAAGTCCTGTCCAAGATAACGAGCAAGATAAACCACAAGACAAACCTAAAAAAGATAGTAAAGAAGATAAAGACAAGTTAGAAATCACTACAAAGTCCAAAGAAGAAAAAGACCCAGAACCAGCAGATAGTTTTTATGGTGATTTAGCTGGTGAGGATTTAGAAAAACAACTTAAAGATTTTTATTCAGATTTAGAAAAAGAAATCACAGAAAAAGTAAAGGGGTTAGACTGATGGCTACAATAGATAAGCAAAAGATAGACAATTTATTGAAAGACATTGGATTACCAGTAGTTGTTGCTGATAAGCTTACAAAGACAATCACTACTAACTTTGAAATAGGTATAGACGATATTGAAAAGTTAATAGACCAGAACATACTAAATATAAATCCAAAAACGGTTGAGTTTTTGAAAGAGTATTCTTTTGACCTAGTAAAGAACATAAATAACGATTTAAGAGAAAAATTAAGCTCTACACTAAGCAGGGGTTTAATGCAAGGTAAGTCAGTAACTGAAATGAAAGGCGATATAAAAAAGATATTTAAAACAACAGAAACACGAGCACGAGCAATTGTTAGAACTGAAACTTACAGAGCATACAACATGGGTAGATTAGAAGGAGCAAAGGCTAGTCCTGTTAAGCTAAAGAAATACTGGTCAGCAGTAATAGATAACAGAACTTGTCCTATATGTAAAAGATTAAATAGGAAATATTCTAAGTCTAAATCTATCAATTTAGATAGAAAGTTCAAAGATAATACAAGTGGTTGGAGTGGTTTATCTCCCGTTGTCCACCCAAATTGTCGATGTAGAGCTGTGTATGTGCCTGTAAAGAACAAGGAAAAGTAAATTAATATAAATAACAGATAAATAATATATATAAGGGATGATAGTTATGCAAAATTATTATATGGATTTTAACACACGGGTAATCACTAAAAGTGATGGTAAGCACTACTATATTGAAGGTTATGCTTCTACAATCGATAAAGACCTTGCAGAGGACATTGTGGATATGTCTGCACAGATGGATATATTAGATTCTATAAAGAACAGAACAATAACTTTAGACTTAGAACACGAGAGATTCATTAACAACGACGGTACAATAGCAGACCGACCACATGCAGGTAGTATATCTGTAGGTAAGGTAGTTCATGCTGAGCTTCGTAGTAAGGGTGTATGGATTCGTGCAGAGATAAACCCACACAACGATAGGTTCAAGAATATTTGGAATTCTATTAAGAACAAGTTTTTGAATGCTTTTAGTGTGGCTTTTAAACCATTAGAGATTATAGAGCAGGAGACTGCTAATGGTGTGGTAAGGATTATAAAAAGACTTAATTTGTATAACATAGCCTTAACTGGTGAGGCTGCTAATCCTAATACAACTTTCAAGCCAGTTATGAAAAGCTTATTAATTAATTACAAAAAGGAGGCAAACAACATGTCTGAAGAGAAAGAAATTAAAGAAACAAAGACTATAGACTTAAAGAGTGTAAACAAGAGACTAGACAGTATTGAAGAATCTGTTAAGACAGTGATTAAAAACAAAGAACTAGAAGACAAAATCAACAAACTAAGTACAAGGGTAGAAACATTAGAGAAAAAAAGCATAGACAAGCCAAAGGAAGAACCAAAAGACGAGCCAAAAGAAGATAAAGACAATAAAGACAATGATAAAGACAGTGATAAACCACAAGACGAACCAGAGGCTAGTGATAAAGAGCCAGAAAAACAAGAAAACACAGTAAAGAGTAAAGACAGTAAGCTAAAGTTAAAGTCTACTGTTGAACAACCAAAAGAAACAAAAGGACAAGAAGTCAAAGCGACAAAAAGGACTAATACAGCAAATGTATTAGATTTATTTTAAAGGTGATATAGATGAAAGCAAAGACAGGCTATTCAGGAATAACTAGTGATGCTGAGGCTAATGTAGCATTTAGAAATAGTTTCGGTAATTTACAATCAGGAACTGTTTATTATGACCCATTAGGTCTTAAATCATTAGGTTCTGTAAAAGCTAAAGAATCAAGTAATATAGTATTAAACAATCATCCTGCTTTAAAGAGCATGGTAGATAAAAAGAATTATAAAAATAAAAACTTAAAAGCATTAACAACCGAGAGTGGTGGTGCAGGAACTGCTGGTTATGCATTAGTACCTGTATATGTAGACCCAAGAATAATTGATAGGTCTATAAAGAGATTACCTCTTGTAACATTAATGCCAAGAGTAGCAAACAACGGAATGTATGCAGCATTCAATTACATTTCAAGTAAAGGTGGTGCATTTACTGCAGCTGAAGATGCTTCTTTAAGTGAAACTAACACTGCATACGATAGAAGTGCAACAGCAATCAAGTTTTTGTATAGTGTTGGTAGAACAACAGGTCCTTCAATTGCAGCAACTCCTAGTTATAGTTTAGAAGGTGTAGCTGGTGGTAATGAAGGTATAGGTCCCGCAAGTTATACAGAAGGCACAGCTCCAAACGCAAACCAATTAGAGATATTAGTTAAAACAAGAGAGTTAAAAGAACTTGAAGAAAACTTACTAATAAATGGTAACTCTTCAACTTCAGGGGTATCAGGTAATCCTGACGGTACTGAGTTTAATGGTATTATAGCAATACAATCTACTACTAATAAAGTAGATAAAAACACAAGTGCTATAACTTTATCAGATATAGACACAGCTATTCAATATGCATTTGATAATGGTGGACAACCTACTATTGCAGTTTGTGATAGTTCTACATATACTGACTTATTAGGTTTATTAAACAATAAGATAGGTTATATGCAGGCACAATCAGTAACAGAATGGGGTTTCACAGGAATCAAGCTGAATACAATGGTAGGACCAATTACTATAGTTCCTTCAATGTATTTATCTACAAGCTCAGGCTCTAAAAGTATATATTTCTTAGATTTAAGTGTTTGGGAATTAAGAGTACTTCAAGATATAACATTTGAACCTCTTGCAAAAGTAAACGATACTAACAAGTTTATGTTGAAATGTTATGAGACATTAATTTGTAGAGCACCACAAAGGAATGCTTGGATTGGAGAAATAAGCTAGATAATGAAATAATAGAAAGGGTTAATTCCCTTTCTTTTAAATTAAGGTGATAATATGGTAGCAGCAGCAAAAGACGAAAGTATAGTAGGTGGACCTATTAGTGGTGGTTCTTCAACACACGGACCAGGACTAGTTTGGGGTATTTACGATTTTACTAAAGCAGACGCATCAGACTGGGTTAACTTTACTGATTTTGAATCAGTCAAGTTTGTTATAGCAACAAATGATTCAGCAGGTGCATTAGACCCTTGTACAATAGACGGTACTACAGAATACAAAGTAACTTTCAGTACTGGTACAGGAGCTACAACAGCACTTGTTATTGGTACTAAAGCAGTAGAAGACTAGATGTGATTAGATGACTTGTTCAAGATGTGGTAGATGTTGTAAGATACTAGTATTTAATATTTTAACAGACCACATTTTGCAAGTTAAACAATTACTTAAGAAAGACAAGATACCATTAATAGTAGAAGATATTAATGATGAAGAGAAGTTTTATTACAAGCTACACAATGTAGATTATGAAAAGATAGATAGCAAGCATTGTAGATTAACATATCCTAACAAATATAAAGACAAAAACAAGATAGTAAGAAACAAAAGAGGTAGCTACAAAGTAATCTTATATTGTCCTTGCAATAAACTTACAAAAAACAATCTCTGCAGCATATGGGAAGATAGGCCAAAGGTTTGTGACTATGACTGGTCACGGTCGAACGGGATTGACCTTTATTATCCAGACGGTTGCACAGAAAGGTGATTATGATGAAGTTTGATAAACGAGATGAGCAAGGTAGACCACTTTGGTATGATGAAACAAAGAAAAATAAAGACAATAAAAAAGAAAAAGAAGATATTGATTTAAATAGCTTGACAAAGGACGAGCTTAACGACTTTGCAGCTAACAAAGGTATAGATGTAGATACTAAGATGCTCAAGAAAGAAATGATTAAAAAAATACTTAAAGAATTATAGGTGTATTTAAATGTATGTAACTGTTGATGAAGTAAGGCACACAATAGGTGTGGAGTCTGCAGACAATAAGATAGACGATTCGGTAATAACTGATGCTATTAAATGGTCACAAGACCAAGTAGATAATTATATAGGTACTACTTATTATCCAGTTGAAGATTCAGGCACAGCTTCTAGCTCTACAGCAACTACACTAGTTGATAGTACTAAATCTTGGACAGAAGACTCACAAATTGGTTATTCAGTTTATATTTATGATGGTACAGGTTCAGGACAGATAAGGGAAATTACAGATAATGATTCAACAAGTCTAACAGTTGCAGAATGGGATACTAATCCAGATTCTACTAGTAAATATTATATAAGTTATTTAAATAAAGTTACAGAAACACGAACTGGTCAATATAGAAATTTTATGTTTACAATGAATATGCCAGTTGTTCAAGTAGATAGTTTAAAAATTAATGATATAGATATAAACTTAGATAATATTTATGTGAATCAAGACACAGGCAAAATAACATTAGGCTCAGGTGCTTCAGTACATAGTTTTTATCCATACAATACTTATGAAAGACAGAATGTGTCAATAACATATCATTATGGTGTATTGGCTGAAAATAAAAGAGGTTCTTTACAAATACCTTATAGTATTAAAAGGTTCACAGCAGTAATTGCTGGTTTGAAGGCACTAGCTTATCAAATGGGTGGTACCTTTGATGACTTATCTACATTTAATTTACCTAACTTTAGTGGTTCGATAGGTCAAGCATATGTGAATATTAAAGGAACAGTAGATGTTCTTAACAAAGAGTTTGAACAATTAAAGAAAGAAGTAGTAGGTAGATACTACTATATTGGGTGAGTGATATGACATTTTATGAGCAGATTAGAAGTTATGTAACTGACTCTGCAACTAACTCTGATTATACAGGTGTGCAAGTAACTAGAACACCAGTGACCAAAACAGTTTCTAATTCTTATGGTGATGAGACATTAACAGACGGAACTGATGAGAACATAGATGTTTATTTTACTAAAAAGACAACAGACTGGTGGTTTGATAAAGAAGGTGAAGTTGAAGGTGGTGATGCTTTCATGATGACTAAGTACAATCAAACGATTAACAAGAATGATAAAATCACATACGAAGGTAATACTTATAGAGTAAAGATGGTTATTGATAGAGTAGTAAATGGCGAGATAGTCGGCAAGGACTGCAATTTATTTTTGATTGAGTAGTTATGAATGTAATAATTAAATGGGATATTGTATTTGAAGCACTTAAATATTTATTAGAAGAAAAGTTAGTTAAGAATGCTCCTACTCATGATGGACAACTAAAGAATAGTATAACTGGCAAAGTAGAAGGTAATACTCTCAAATATTACATGGTAGACTATGCAATTTATGTAAATGAAGGTACTGCTCCTCACTGGACAAGTGTAGACAACCTTAAGAAGTGGTGTAAGGACAAATGGGGGGACGAGAACCTAGCTTATGCACTTCAAAAACACATCGCTACATATGGTACTAAACCTACAAAGTTTATTCAAGAAACATTAGAACAACATTTACCAAATTTATTAGCTGAAGCACTAAAAACAAAAGGTGCAGTAGAAATAGAAATGTAAAGTAATATAAATAATAGATTAGTAATATATATAGTAGCAAGTGCTACTTAAAAAATTAAACCAAGTGGTTGTATATGGGATACTTTAGCAGAGATAGTGTTAAGATAGAATTTCTAAATTTTTTAAGAAATAGTGATATTTTTAGTACAGCTACTCGTGGTGTAACAACAAATACTGATTCTGGAACTACGAGCGAAACGGGTGCAGAAACAATCACACTTTCTAAAACTGGTGTTAGAAATATTAGAAGTGTAATTTACGATAGTTCTACATTATCCTATGGTTCAGACTATACGATTGACTTATACAATAACCAAGTAACTTTATTATCTGTTGTGCCTGACAAAAGCTATGAAATTCAGTTTGACTATGGCACGTCTGATAAAATATATATGGACTATCCTAGACCTGACATAACATTAGGGTCATATCCACGAATAGGTTTTGATATATATGGCTTAACTAGCAGTATTGCTGGTTTTGGTAATGTGAACTCTACACAATTTATGTTTAATATTAATATTTATGCGAAATCAAAAATAGATGTAGAAACTTATTGTGATAGTTTAAGAGAGGCAATCATAGATGCTCAAACTAACTTATACTATGTAAGTTATATACGTCCAAGCAACGTTTCTCAAGTACAACCAATACCTATACGAGGTAAGAATAAAGTTTATATGATTAATATAGAAGTAAGCTCAGAAAACAATTATGAAATTAATTAAAGGTGATATAATATGGCAAATACTCCAAGAACAGCAGGTGTGTACAGTTATGTTTTGTATAAAGCAGAAACAACATATGGTACAGAAGTGACCCCTGACACACATTTTGGTTTAGTAAATAATTTTTCAAGACCATTCAGTAACAATTTAAATAACAGACGAGGCTTTAAAGGTAGCTCTACAAGTGGTAGAGATATCCAGCAATATGTTGCAGGCAAGGCAAGTATTAACATGACAATTGACTTTGACCTTAACTCAGAAGGTATATTCACTCACATACTAGGTGCAAAAGATGTAAGCGGTTATAGTGGTGATGACTTACCTGCAAGTATGACAATATCTCATTCTATAGATAATGCAACCACAGATAGAGATGAGATATATACTGGTTGTGTTGTAAATTCAGCAACCATAAAAGGTGCAGAAGGTGAGCCAATTACAGTTAGTTTAGATGTATTAGCAGCAGACCTTAATTATGGTAGCACATTAACTAGTAATGCAAGTCTACCTACTACTAAACCATTTACTTTTTCAGAGGCAACTTTTGAACTACCTGATAGCACTACTATAACTAATATTGTTAATGAATTTACACTTACAATAACTAATAATATGAAATTACATTATGGTTCTAGTAGGACAGCAACAGCTTATACAGCAGGTGCTAGAGAATATACTTTAACTTTAAATACTAAATATGTAGATGATGAGTTGTTAAACAAAGCTTTAGGTGGTACAGGTGTAGCAGCAGACCAACCAACATTAAATGCTAGTATGGAAATAGTACTAACAAACCCAGATGATGATACTATAACATTCACATTTGGCGTAAGCCCAATAGATACTATTAATCTAAATGCAGCATTGAACGAACCAATAGGTGAAGAAATAACTTTACATCCTAAAAGTTTAACAGTAACTCCAAGTATAAGTTAAATATAATATCCAAGTGGATATAAAATAAACACTAAGTGGTGATATAATGAAAGAAATAGAAGTACAAGGTCAGAAACTGACCATTCGTAAGCTATCTAAGCAAGACTTAGAGGTTATCCGAAACAACTGTGCAGAAATCAAAAATGGTAAGGAAAAACTAAAAGTAGGTACTTATATTAAGTATCTGTGTATATTAGGTATTGTAAAAGCTGATTTTTACAAAACCGACTATCCAGAAAACATGACTTTGTCTGATAGATTATTACAAACCAGAGAGAAAGAATATTATAAGTCAGATATACCACAAAGTACATTTGACCAAATCTATAAAGAAATTAATACTTATAACAATGTAGATGAAGAACAAATCAAACAGACAAAAAAAAAATCCTAGCATTTTTGAAAGGTTATAAAGTAACAGACCAGGAAATGATAGGTAAGTTATATGATGTTCTGCTTTGTAAGTGGTTGAATTTGACCTTAGACCAGGTAAATTCGATGCCTTTTGAGGATTATATATCCTATGCAAACATTATATTACCATTAGAAATGAGGAAATTGATGTAAGATGTCTAAAGTAACATTAGAAATAATACCTAAAACAACAGGAACAGGGACAGGTACTGGTACTGGTGGTTCTAGTGGAGGTGCTGGTGGTTTATTAGCTGCTGGTGGTAAGTTAGGTGTATTGATAGGTGCTGCTACTGCTATATTAGCTATATTAAAAGATATGTTATGGGTATTTAAACCAGTAGGCAAGTTATTATCTGGAATTATAAAAACATTAGGTGTTTTTTTACAACCTATTGCAGAAGTGATTACTTTGGTTTTAAGACCTATACTGATAATGATGAAACCAATGCTTATGTTTTTTAGAGCGATGATGGCACCATTTAGACAAATCATACAACAAATGAGTGCAATGGCTTCGTCTGAAGCTGCACAAGGAAATATAGAAGGTGCTATGAAAATATCTACCGAAATGGTAAATATGATTATAGCCCCTTTTGTTGTAGCACTATCTACTAGTTTAGGTTCTATGTTGTTTGACATGATAGGTGTAATAGGTAATAACCTAATATCTGCAATATATGATTTTACAGGTTTGTTTATGGCTGTATTAGACAGCCTATTTGGTACTGATTTGCAAGCACAGCTCATGGCTGATAAAGAGGCGGCACTTGAAGCATTAAGTTCAGGTATAGATATAATAAAGTCCACTATGATAGATGGTAGCTCTGAAATATTACAAGGTTTGCAGCAAAATGCTTTAGAAAGATTAGACATCTTAAAAGGCGAGTTTTCTCCTGCATTGACTGGTGCTATTGAGGACCCGATTACTGATTTAGTAAATAACACAAATGCAAGTGTAAGTAATCAAGAAACAGGTATACCTGCTACAGAAACAGCATTTATAAACGGGATAGAAACAATAAATACAAACACTGGAAGTTATATGGGTGCTAATGGTAAAACCCCCAATGAGTTTATGGCTGGTTTAGAGACTATGAGAAGTGCAACAGAAACATTTACAACCTCTACTGAAGCATATGCTAGAAGAGTGAAAAGTGCTTATAATAAAGCTAAGAATGCAGCTGATGATGCAAGAGATGTGCAAATAGGATTAATTAATATAGGTTCGATATTTGATTAGGTGAGATAATGACAGATATAAGTTTAACAACAGGCGGATACACATTTACCTTTGCTGAAGGTGAAGTTAATAAAATTAGGTCTAATATTGATAGTGGTATAGAATCTCAAAAGATAAGTGCTACAGGACCTGGAAGTTCATATGTTTATGATTACGAAGGTTGTGAAAAGATAATAACTATATCTGGTCAGCTAATAGAAACAAGCACAACACGAGTAACAGGATATTCAATAAACACAATTATAGAACAAAAACAATGGCTGGAAAGCTTGGCAAATGGAGCACAGGGCATAATTGAGCTTACTAGTAATTATGAAGAACAATCTGTGTTATATAGTGCAAGTGCAACTGCACCTTATTTAGGTAGTTTCACAAGCACATACTGTAAAGTTAAGTCTTTAAACTTTGAAGAAACAATGGGTGAAGTTAATAAAGTAGACTTTGAGTTAGTATTATACGTTGGTAGTTAGATATGGCAACTGGACAAGAGATAAAGACAAAAGTAGTTATTGATAGTATAACTGTTAAAGATGATGACGGTACTGAAAACTACTTACAAAGTTGGTCTAAAAAAGACCTGTATAAAGAATACCTTAAAGATATGTCTATAACTTGTACCCGCAATCTTGAAAATGTGATTAATTTTGATAATTTGATAAATTCTACTGTAGAAGTTTATCGTGGTAATTCATCCTCTACCGACCGAACTGTGTTCAAAGGTTATATTAAAAACTATAGTGAAGAAGGTGGTTTAGTAAAGATAGAAGCACTTGATAAGTTATATGTTGCTACTAAACGGATAGTTACTTATAGCTTTGATAAAGATGTAGACACAGAAGCTGGAGTAATTTCTGAAATATTTAAAACACTAATAAACGATTATACAGACCTTACAGCAGATGATAGTTCAGTAACAAGTTCAGGCACTACAAATATTATTAAAAAATTTATATGTAAAGCCGAGTCAGTTTATGCTTTATGTAAAAGACTGGCTAAATTATTAAATTGGAATTTTTATTACGACCCTACTGATGATAAAGTACATTTTGAACCATTTGATACAACTATTAATACAGATACTATTGAAGATGGTGTTAATTTAACTTCTGCAAAATGGGATATTGATGAAGATAAAATGTATAACATAGTAAGAGTAGACGGTGCTGTGCAAGAAGTAGATAAAGAAGTAGATGGTCAGATAGGTGTAACCTCTGGTTATACTACTAGCTCTATACAACTAGATGAAGAACCTATTAGTGTTAGAGTACTGTGTGATGCAGCAGACCCACCAACTACTGAAAAAGTAATAGGTGTACCTGGTTCTACAAGTAGTTATGATGCTTATATAGATAAAACTAAAAAACAAATAGTATGGAGTGATGACTTCACACCTGGTGGTTCAGATTATGTAATTGTACAATATACTTTTAGTAGACCTACACCTATATCTGTGCGTGACTTGGATAGTATAGACGAGTATGGAACTAAGGAAAAAGCACTTAAAAGAACAGATATTAAAGAAGTAGACGATGCAGAGGTATTTGCTGCTAAGTATTTAGAGACACACAAAGACCCGATTGATATTGGTGATTTGAAAGTGACTAACATAACCGACTTAGTACCTGGTGAGAAAATAAGAGTAATAGATTCTAATCACAATAGAGACGGTTATTATTATATAACTGTTGTAGACCAGGCTTATCCCTATCGTGAGGACAAGGTTAAAGTACAAGATAGAGTATTAGATGATGATAATATCTTAATAGACCTAAGTAGTAGAATTGCTCAGTTAGAAAAAGAACTACAGAGTGATTATGAATTTTTAAGACAAAGACTTGACTTTAGCAATTCTTTTTACTATGAAAACAGATACTTGCAAATGGACCATAAATACTTGACTGGTGAAACATTAATATTTGATAACCCAGACTTTGGCATATTGGACACTAACAAGTTTGATAACCCTGGAGACTACGGATTTATACTCGGGCATCCAACTTATGGGGTACTTGGCACTAGCCGTCTTGGTGCTGGTTCGTTTGAAACCAGAACTGAAGTTTTAGCTCAAAGCTATAACAAGTATATAGAATTGTTTTATGACAATGAGTTTGAAGATACAATAAACACAACTGCAGATTGGGACACTACAAATGAATGGGTTAAATTCAATATAGAATATTGGGACATCAGTTCAGCAACGTTCACTCGTAGCTTTGATGTGAGTGGGAAAGATACAATCCCTCGAGGGGTAATTTTCAGTTCAGATGGGTCAGAGATGTATATTATAGGTACTAGCTCAGATTCTGTACATCAGTATAGCTTAAGTACAGCTTGGGACATCAGCTCAGCAACGTTCACTCGTAGCTTTAATGTGAGTGGGAAAGATACAGACCTTTATGATGTAACTTTCAGTTCAGATGGGTCAGAGATGTATGTTACAGGTTCTAGCTCAGACTCTGTGCATCAGTATAGCTTAAGTACAGCTTGGGACATCAGCTCAGCAACGTTCACTCGTAGCTTTGATGTAAGTGCGAAAGAGACAACCCCTACAGGAGTAACTTTCAATTCTGATGGTTCAGAGATGTATGTTACAGGTGCTATATCAGACTCAGTTCATCAGTATAGCTTAAGTACAGCTTGGGACATCAGCTCAGCAACGTTTACTCGTAGTTTTGATGTGAATGAAAAAGAGCCAACTCCTACAGGAGTAACTTTCAGTTCAGATGGGTCAGAGATGTATGTTATAGGTTCTAGCTCAGATTCTGTACATCAGTATAGCTTAAGTACAGCTTGGGACATCAGCTCAGCAACGTTCACTCGTAGCTTTAGTGTGAGTGGGAAAGAGACAATCCCTACAGGAGTAACTTTCAGTTCAGATGGGTCAGAGATGTATGTTATAGGTGCTAGCTCAGATTCTGTACATCAGTATAGCTTGAATAGTAGTAATTTAGATAAGATAGCTATTAGCAAATCATTCGCAATAGACAGCAAGAATAGTGAAGACACAGCATATACTAATGTTAAGTTTACAATCACAGGCACTGAGCTAGATGAATTAACATATTATATAGGCGAATACGATAATAGTAGTATCACATATACCGAAGTTCCAACTTCTGGGAGTTCTACAAACCGAACAGGTTCATTAAATTTAAGTAATACCAACAAATATGGTATTAACTGGAAGGTAGAAAATACAGGTGGAACAACCGCAACAATAACTAAAATAATAATAAATTATGATATGGCATGAATTTAATATGTAATAAATGTAATAAAGAAACTAATCATAAACAGATTAGGAGATTTAAATATAAAAGTTGGTACAGCTGTACAGAATGTAATAATATACAGGTGGTTAATAATGATAACTGATAATGGATTTAAAATATTACTAAATAGAGCCTATAAAGGCACTCCAGACTATAATGAAATTAACAAGTTTAAAGTAGGAATTTCACAAGCAACAGTCACGGTTAGTGATACAGACCTAACTAAACCTGTTCCTATAACTGGTACTGAATTGCTAGATAATTGTGAAACAGTTGGTAACTGGTCAGAAACAGCTGACGGTGATGATAGTCTGAACTCTACAACTTATAAAGAAGGTAGTGGTGCTTTGAACTTAATTAAAGATGCTACTACTGCAGATAATGTGACTTACTATAATAATAATAATATGACCAGTTTAGATTTTACTGATAAAGACTTGTGGGTATGGATATATATAAAGGACACAGCAACACTAAACAAACTAGCAACCAGTGATTGTTTGGAATTAAGACTTGGTAATGATTATGATACTAACTATTATTATAAGAAATATGATAAAGCAGACTTGAGTACTGGCTGGAACTATCTAACAATGAATACAACTGATGGTACTGAACAAGGTTCAGTAACTTTGAATGCTTGTGATAGTGGTGCTGTTAAGCTAACCTTTACAGCTACTAGTGATGAGTTGGATGCTGGTGATGTTGTATTAGATGACTGGAAACTTGCAAGTAGTGATGATTATCTGGCTGACTTTGAAAGTGGTTATCCTAGCCTTGATGAAACCACACATGAAGCAACAGTTCAGTGTTATTTAAATTCAACACAAGCAAACAACTATAATATAAGCGGTTTAGGTACTTTCAATGATGATACTACTAAGCTAATGCAGGATGTTTTCAAGTTTACTGCACAGAGTAAAAGCAATACAGACGAGTTTAGTTTTTATATTAAAAACAGATTGGTGAGAAGATGAATAAAGAAGATATTAAGAAAATATGTGATGAGTATAAACTAAATTATAGCAGTCAGTTCATAGACTTTGCTATGAAGTTTAACGATAAAAAATTAGTAAAAGAATTTTGTCGGTTTTGGAGACAACGCCCAATCGGTGGTGGGGACTTGAACAAATTCTTTTTACAACATTACAAAGGTAAATTAGGTGAATGATTATGGTATGGACAACATATAGTGCTGGTGATTTAGCAGAAGCAGATAAACACATGGCTAATTGGAACAATAGTAGAAACGAGTTAGGTGAAATAAGAATGTTTGCTTTATCTATATCTGGTGCTGTGACTAAGGCTAATTTACAGAGTAGAGGTTGGGCTATATGTGATGGTACAACACCAGCAACACAAGGAATTAGTGATGCAGATATAACTACTACTCCAAACTTAGAACACAAGTTTATTAGAATGTCCGATGATGAAAGTTCTGGTGGTAGCTTTACAGAAGATTATGTTCCTGCACACGACCATCCTATTAATTATGTTGCAAGTGGGGCTGATGGAACTAAAGTTTTAGGAGCTAATGGTAGTACAAATTGGAATAGTGTACCAATTGGTAATAATACCCCTAGTGGTACTGCAATAGAAGCATATGAATTAGCATATTTTATAAAGGTGAAGATAATTTAAACAAGAGTAAGCGATTAGATTCGGCATAAATTCGGCATAATAAGCATTAAGCCGAACAATAATATTAATTAAATGGTGATTATTATACTTCTAATACAGATAGTAAACCCCCGTATTATGAATTAGTATATTTTATAAAAGTGAAAGTGATATAATAATAAATGATTTTATTCGGTATAATCACTCTTAAGCCGAATAATAAAATATGATATTATGAATAAAGAAAAAATAAAATTTAAAGTTGGTGATTAAAAATGACAGCAGAAGGAACTTTTCCTAAAAGTGATGGGGATGTATTATATGATGGTGATGTAAACAAAATGCTAAAAGGGGAATATATTTATATGATTAATTCGGATTTTGACTCAACTGATATTATATATTTGCACAATACTATTAATTCAATTTTTTTAATGGTTAATTCTCCGGATGTTTCAAGTTTAGAACTTAAACTGCATTCGATTAGTTCAGGAACTATTAGTGATAGCTTTTCAAGTCCTGGGGGTTACCCATCTGGCCTAACTTATGATGGTTCAAACTTAATTAGCTGTGATAGCGATACAAACACAATTTACATTCATAATGGTGTGACTTCAACAATTACAAATAGTTTTTCAACCCCAAGTGATTACCCATATGGTCTTACTTATGATGGTTCAAATCTTATCAGTTGTGATTATAGTGCAAACAAAATTTACATTCATAATGGTGTGACTTCAGCAATTACAGATAGTTTTACAAGTCCTGGGAGTACCCCATCTGGCCTAGCTTATGATGGTTCAAACTTAATTAGCTGTGATAAAGGTGCAAACAAAATTTACATTCATAATGGTGTGACTTCAGCAATTACAGATAGTTTTACAAGTCCTGGGGGTGCCCCATATGGTCTTACTTATGATGGTTCAAATCTTATCAGTTGTGATTATAGTGCAAACAAAATTTACATTCATAGTGGTGTGACTTCAACAATTACAAATAGTTTTTCAACCCCAAGTGATTACCCATATGGTCTTACTTATGATGGTTCAAACTTAATTAGTTGTGATTATAGTACAGACAAAATTTACATTCATAGTGGTGTAAACCCAGAAGAAATGACTTTTTCATTAGGGTATAATAATGTTAGTATAGATACCTCTACCGCTACTACTGATAACAAATTTTATATTACAAAGACAGCAGGAACAGTAAATAACCTAATCTTAATAGCTTCAGAGTGATAATATGAAAGTAATGATTGCGATATTAGAACAAGGGTATGTCAAAACAGAATTAATGAAGTGGATACTTTCACAGATTGGTAATGCTGACTATGAAATACATTTATTAACATCTAACAAAAGACCGATTGATAACAACAGAAACTATATTGTGCGAGAATTTATGAAGACCGATTGTGAGTGGTTAATACAGTTCGATGATGATATGATACCTATCCATAATATTCTAGAATTAACTAAGATGGATAAGAAAATTATTGCCCCATATTTTCAAACATATAAAGATGGGAACATAATTCCTTTAGCAATGAAGAAAGAAAAACACGGTTGGAAACCAGACTTTAATCTTAACGAAGGATTGAATAAAGTTGATGCCGTAGGCACAGGTTGTTTATTAGTACATCGTGATGTATTTCAAAAATTAGACCATCCATACTTTAAGTACAAATATAACAAAGAAGGTAGATTAATAAAAGGTTTGGACTTTTATTTTTGTGAAAGAGCTAAAGCTAAGGGTTTTGATACATATGTACATAAAGATTATGTGTGTAGACAAGATGTGAATGTAATAGTTTAAAGGTGAAAATATGAGACAGAATTTTTGGGCTTGGTGGGTTTATAAGCCTACGGAAAAG